ATCATTCCCCAAACTTGTACGAAACAATTATTAAAGCAAATCCTGACGTACCAAAAGAGCCGATTTTAGAGGCAGGAATAAAATTAAGAATCCCTGTTTTAGACGAATCCGAAACAATAAAGTTTGATTTACCCCCATGGAAAAAATAAATGTTACGACCAATTTTTGAACTATTCTACGAACAAAAAAATATTACCCAAGACGTTTCCCCGTATGTCACAAGCATTGAATATACTGATGTTGAACATGGCGAATCTGACGAGTTGCAGATTACTTTTGAGGATTCTGAAAAGCTATGGCAAGATGCTTGGATACCAACAAAAGGCGATTGCTTGCGTGCGTATATTGGGTATGAGGCAGAGAAACTTTTAAACTGTGGTCAGTTTGAAATAGATGAATTAGAATATGACACGCCACCTGATGTTGTAACTGTTAAAGGCTTGGCTACAGGAATTAAGAAACCTCTTCGTCAAAAAAACTCTGTTGGATATGAGAATAAAACGTTGAAACAAATCGCCAAAGAGATTGCTGACAGGCATGGATACACTTTGGTGGGCGAGATTTCAGATGTTAGGGTTGATAGAATTACCCAACATCAAGAGAGGGATTTGACTTTCCTTACCAAATTAGCCGAACAATATGGATACATTTTCAAAATTGCTGAAAATAATCTTGTCTTTTATGATGTGCAACAACTCAAAGGTGCAAAACCCCTGCAAATATTTTATAAATCCGACTTGAGTCATATCAATTTAAGAGAGAAAACAAGTCAGAAGTATAAAGCCGTTCAGGTTTCTTATTACGATGCAAAGAAAAAGAAAACTGTCAGAGCAACTGCAAGAAACGAGAATGTCGCAAAGGGCGATACTTTAAAAATAAATGTCAGATGTTCTAGCAAAAAACAAGCGATTGTTCAGGCAAACGCAGCACTAAATACTGCTGACACAAAAATAGAAGGCTCAATCGAGTTGATGGGTAATCCATATTTAATAGCCGGAAGTAATATCGAACTTAAAGGAATCGGACATTTTTCAGGGAAGTACCACATTAAACAAGCAAGACACGTTCTTGATAGAAATTCAGGTTACAAGACTTATTGCGAGGTGGTATCGTGTTAAGGTTTGGAATTGTAACTCAAATAGATCCAATAAACGTTTTAGCTCGTGTGAGCTTTGGCGATGATGACTCCACTTCATTTTGGCTTCCTATAATGCAGACTAAAACATTAAAGGACAAGTTCTATATTATGCCTGATATTAACGAGCAAGTTGTTTGCTTGATGGATGAAAACTCTGAAGATGGGGTTATTCTTGGAGCAATTTATTCAAGCGAGGATATCCCTGCAATACAAAGCGAACTTCAGTATTCAATGAATCTTGAAGATGGAAGTTTGGTTAATGCAAATAAAGAAACCGAAACTTTGACTGTTGTGTTTAAGAATATTCGTTTTGTTGGGGATATTCAGCACGATGGAACTTTCACAAACACAAAAGGCATAAAGTCTGATGCTGACATTACTGATAAAACTTCATCAATGCAAACGATGAGGGATATTTACAACGGACATACTCACACAGGAAATCAAGGAGCTGCGACATCTGCTCCGGCGGAGGCGATGTAATGACGAATTTAAACGAGATTACATACGTTGATTGGCAGTATAAATTAAACGGAATCGGTGGCGTTGCTGAGGGTGTTGACGATATTAACCAATGCATCGCAGTAATTCTTACAACCAGAAAAGGCTCAGTTCCTCATAGACCTACGTTTGGCTCTGACTTGTATAAATATGTCGATTACCCTGTGAATGAGGCTGTTCCAAATATTATCCGAGAGGCAACTGATGCAATAAGCCTTTGGGAAACGAGGATAAAAGTTAAGTCGATAAATGTCGAGATTGACGAATCAAACATTGTAGTCAAAGTTGAATGGACTTTGAAAGAATCAAGCGCAACAGGAGTTGCAGAGGTAGAGTTATGACACAATTACCTGAACCGAATTTTATTGATAGAGACCCTGAACTCATTACAAAAGAATGGGTTGAGCTTTATGAAAAGAAATCAGGCAAAGTTCTTCAGCCTGCACAAATCGAAAGGCTGATGGTCGATGTCGGAGCATATCGAGAAACCATTTTAAGAATGAAAATTCAAGAAACGGCAAAGCAGAATTTATTGAGCTATGCTCCTCTTGATATTCTTGAACACATTGGCGAGCCTTTAGGGGTAAAGAAACTTCTTGCTAATTGCTCAGTTACAGTTTTAAAGTTTAAGGTTGATGAGCCTTTGGATTTTGATTTTGTAATTGAAAGTGGAACTGAAGTTGAAACTAAAGATGGATTATTTATATTTCAAACAACTCAAACTGTAATCTTGAAATCAGGACAGTTAGAGGTTTCTGCTGAGGCATCTTGTGAGACTCCGGGATCTGCTGCTAATAATTACATTATTGGTTCAATCAATAATTTAATCACTCCGTTAGGATATATAAGTGATGTTGAAAACACAACTATTTCAGCGGGTGGAGCAGATGATGAGGAAGCTGAAAGTTTACGAGAAAGAATTAGACAAGCACCTGAAAAATTTTCTAATGCAGGAAGTCGTGGTGCGTATAAATACCATACTTTGACGGCACACCAATCAATAATTGATGTTGCAATAAATTCCCCCTCCCCTGGTATCGTTAATATTTACCCATTAACAACTGATGGAAATCCTAATGACGAGATTTTAAAAATCGTTCAGGCTTATTTATCAGACGATAAAATTCGACCTTTGACGGACTTAGTTAAGGTTTTGTCGCCAAAGCAAACCGATTTTTCTATAAAGGCAAAAATTTATCTATTCAAAGATGCTGATGTCACTAGTGTTTTAACAACTATTCATGCAAAGTTGAATGAATACAAAATTTCACTTGCTGAAAAACTAGGAAAAAACGTCATTCAAACGCAGATTATTTCTATTTTAAACAGCGTTTATGGAGTGTTCAAAGTTGAATTAGAAACACCGAGCGACATCGATATTATTGAGTCTGAATGGGCGAATTTGGTTGATTTCAATATAGAAGTTGGAGGATATGCTGATGAATAAGAATTCTTTAGCACCAATTAATGATGTTAATTTAAAGATATTTGACGAAATCTGCGAAGAAAGGTTTGCGAAACTTGATTTAGATGCCGTTTTAATTTCTATTATCGACAATGTTCCTGCTGATGCTTTGCCACATTTAGCTGAACAATATCATATAACAGGGAACGAGGGTTGGTTGCAGGCATTAAGCGATACTGAAAAACGCAACCTTATTAAGTCCTCAATAAAAATGCATAGATACAAAGGTACAAAATATGCACTTGAAGAAATATTTAAAACATTAAATATCGTGGGAAATATTGAAGAATGGTTTAATTACGGAGGTAATCCATACCATTTCAAAGTAATTCTTCAGATATTTAATCGTTCAATCAACGAAGAAACTGAAACAAAGCTACGAGCTTTGATTGACGAATACAAGAATGAACGTTCTTGGTTAGAGGAAATTCAGTTTCACTTATCTGCATTGGCGAGTATGTATTCTTACTCTGCCTTAATCGAAGAAGAAACAATCACTATTAATTCTAGGAGTTAAGATGGCTGAAGAATTTTATTCATTAGTTACGGATTATGGTGCTGAAAAGCAATTAAGATGTATAACTGACGGAATCCCTTTTGAAGTTACCCATATAGCATTAGGCGATGGAAACGGCAAGTATTATGAGCCGTCAAGAACTCAAACCAAACTCGTCAATGAGGTTTGGCGTGGGAATGTTGAGAAATGCGAATGGACTGATAATAGTTTTTATTGTGTAACAACAGTTCCTGCTGAGATTGGTGGTTTTGAGGTAAGAGAGGCAGGGGTTTTTGATGCAGAGAATAATTTACTTGTAGTGTCTAAATTCCCTGAAACAACAAAACAAGCGCCTGAAAGTGGAACTGTAAAACAACTTACGATTAGGATTGAACTAGAGATGTCAAACACTCAATTGGCAGAATTGGTTATTAATCCGAATTTGAATGTTGTCACAATGGATGTTTTGGATAATGTAACTAAAGAAACTGACGAGAAATTTGAATCTTTAGATGAGAAGTATCAGAAGTTAGATGAAAAAGGTGTTGCAGGGGGTTATGCTCCTGTTGGCGAAGATGGTTTGATTCCGAATGCGTTTATTCCTGAGCCTGAAACAAAAAGCATATTAACTCCGTTCTGCTTGAATTCTTGCAGATTAGACACTAAAGGAAATCCGAATTTATTATCAAGCGAGACTGTAAAAATATGGCAATACACATCAAGTTCGCTAGGGGTTTTCTATACGGCACAAGAGGTTACTTTAGCAAAAGATGTCGTGGTTTATAAAGACACCGAATTAAGTGAGGAAGTTGCGACAATTGTTGCCGTTGATACTTCAGGATTAACAATATCATTCGGCACAATAGAAACTTTGAGCGAATACGAAGATGAGCCATTACATTATTCAGCAACAAATTACGGCGATTTCTATGTTAAAGAAAGTCTGGTTTTAGGTGCAGAATGTTTTTTAGATGCAGACTGTACGCAATTAATGGGTGTTGTAACATTCTTGAATCTAACAAGAATCAGCATCGGCGAAGTTGAAACTTACACTTTTGATGGAAACCAAACAACTCACATCTATATTACTGCGAATGCACCTTTTACTTACACAAC